GGTGGAGCGGCTGTAAAAGGTGCTAGAAACCTTTTCATGGGCGCACAAGCAGCTTGTTTTGCAGAATCATCTGATATGATGTGGGTAGAAAAGACCTTTGACTATGGAAACCAACTTGGTATTTCAGCAGCAAAGATCTATGGTGTAGACATTAGTGACTACAACAGCAAAGACTACGGTGTCATTCAGTACGTTTCAGCGAGAACTGATCTAAGCTAATCAATAACCGAAGAGGGGGATTAATCTCCCCCTCTTTATTGGGAATATTATGACCTTAACAGAAATAACAACAGAAGTCAGAAACATTACAGGAGTAGACTCTACCTCTGTTGTCTCTGATGCTGTTATACACGACCTTATTAACGAAGCTCAGTATCAACTTTGTGATGAGGCAAATCTATTGCAAGGATATGCGACTCGTAATTCAGTTGTAGATACGAGTGAGTATCCAATGAAGACCAGTAACTCAGATGTTGTAACCGATTGGTCTATTTATCAGACAAACTTGACAGGGGGAACGACTGCAACTACATCCTTAGATCAAATGACAAGAATCTTTAGAGTCGAATACGATGGTAGTATTTGTCAAAGAATTGGTATTAATGAGATAAGTGATATACCTGATGATTCTTCTATGAGTAATATCACTACAGATAAGGCTTATTACATCCATGATGATAAGATAGGAATCTTTCCTACACCTACTGAAGTGAAAGAGATAAAAGTTTATTATTATCGATTACCGCATAAGATGTTTCAAGATGCTACCTGTGACTTAACGAATAGTAGTGCTGATATAACAATAGACAGCACAACATTACTGAGAGAAGGTATGAGCGTTACAGGTGAAAAACTTTCAGGAGAGTATTTTATACAAACCATCTCAAGTGCTACGGCATTTAGATTAACTGCTAGTGCAACCACTATAGATGGCGCAGGCCACACTAATACAACACTTGCATTTAGTAAGCCAGAAATAGATGAGCGTTATCAAAGAATGCTTATATACTATCCCTGTTGGAGAGTATCAGAGAGGCTTAGAGACCTAAATTTAATTTCATATTTTAAAAACGAATGGTTAGAACAAAAACAAAGAGTTCTCCTTGAAAGACAATCAAGAGATGGTAGTACAATTCTAACTGTTCCTTATAACGACTTTTAATGGCTAGAAAAACTATAAGAGATTTTTCAGGTGGATTAGTTACTTATCAATCTGAACTAGATTTATCCGACAATCAATTCCAAGAGTTTGATAATGCTATCAATACCAAAAGAGGTAGTATTACAAAGAAAGGAACAGATGTAGATCAGTCAAGTGCAAATTCTGGCTTAGTAGTTTCTAATACAGAGTTTTTACGCTACCGAACTGAGAAAGATGCTAGTGGGAATGATATTAGTACACAATGGTGGACAGCCGCAAATTTAGATAAAACGTATAGGGTTGATGTTGCGGATGGTACTGCAGGCTCTTGGGCTACGGTAAATACTTATACTACATTAGGCAATGAAATGATTGCTACAGGTGACTTTGCTTCTAATTCAAACTGGGGCTTTGGAACTGGGTGGAGTTTTGTTAGTGGTGAGGGTGGGACTAATTATGCTCAATACGCTACAGGCTCAGGCACAGGCCTTTTAAAGCAAAATAATGCTGAAATGCCTATTAGTATAGAAAAAAATAAAATATATAAATTACAGTTTACTATTGCAGCCGCAGCTAAAGCCTTTATTACAGTTACAAATTCAGCAAACACTGAAAATTATGTTTCTGTTGCGGGCTATGGTGGAGCGACTTGGACAGTATACTTTTCACCGAAAGCATCTAATGGTGGAATTGGTTTCTTTGCAGCTTTAGCAGATGGAACCGAAACAATATCGTTTACTATTGATAACATTATTCTTAAAGAAATGCCAAAACATGACCTTTTAGTTCATAATCAAATATTAAGAATTAGCGATGGCGCATTTTTAAACGACTCTAAATGGTATGGGCATATTAAAAGAGATTTATTTGGTTCAGGGATTGCTTTAACTCACTACAGGTTTAGGACTCCTCCGATGGCTGCTGCTTTAAATGCTTGGACAGTAGAAGATACGGAATTAGCACCTCCAGTCGTTGTTCCTATGAAATACGCTTTTGATCAAAACAATGATATTAACGCAGTAAACGAAGTAGGTATTTTTGTTCATTATCCAGATGAAGAAACGCAAAATAGCGACCTTATAGATACTAAATTAATTCCTGATGCTGCAGCAAATACTTTTTCTTCTAAAGATAAGTATACAGTTTCATTTTTATATGACTATGTTCAAGAAAGTGAATTAGCTAGGGATGTTAATGGCGATATTGGGGTTTTCCCTCAAAACGCCCCTCTTTCTTCAGGTGCTAGGTGTCCTGGTATTCAGTTAGTTGTTGATACTGGTGTAGATCTAGCTAGGTGGAATAAAAGAATTACAGGTATTAATTTATATTGGCAACCCGAAGATGATGTTGATTGGTATTTAGTGACGACTTACGATACTCAGGATGGTTTTTCAGAAGATCCTAGAGCAAAAGATTCAGCTACTTCTACAGTTATTCTCAGGGGAGCAAGTATTACTTCAAATAATGGAGCTTGGATTCCCTGCTTAGAACCTTACGGTGCTAGTGCTAACGATGATTTAGAATTGAGTTCTGATGATACACATCACACATTGACGACATTAAGGGGTGATAGTTCATGGTCATTTACCAATTCAAACTTTGCCGCTGACAAAGCAATAATAGTTATGCACGAGTTAACGAGTAATGATTTAGCAAACTTTGCAACAGGTCTGAAAAAAACAATTACATATATTGCAAACATAAAATCAATTTCTACAATTACTTTAACTACTGGTACATCAGCAGGTGCGGTGAATTGGGGTAACTGGGTAGGACAAACTTACGCTGATTTAGCAACAGATTATCACTGGGGCAGTCTTACTGGTTTTGTATGCACCGTATCTACAGATAAGCTTGCTACTTGGTATTTACCAAACGATGGTTTAAAACTTGCTACATATAACTCACTTACAGGAAGAGCTGCAGAAACTAGATTAAAACCAATTAAATGGAATACAGCAACTGTTGTTGGTAATAAAGCATTTTATGCAAATATAGATTTTAAGGATGAGAATGACCAAACACTTCGTGAAAAGAATCGCATTGTCTTTACTGATAACTTTAAGCTCGATGAAGCCGTGGTGGGAGCCAAGTTTGTTGATGTTGGTAAGAATGATGGCGATGAAATAACTGTATTACATTCTTCTCAGAATAGATTATATGTCTTTAAAACAAGAAATATTTATATCTACAGAATACAAAGCGCACAATCTGCGAACTTTATTTTAGAAAGACATATTGCAGGTATTGGTTGTTTACATAAACACGCAGTAATAGATACACCTTATGGTATTTGCTTTGCAGATAATAAGCAAGTGAGTCTTATCCGTGGCACGGAAGTATCTGAACTCTCTCTTTTAATCAGAGATACATATCAAGGGTTAGATTCTACTCCAAATACAGGTGGTTTTTCTTTGGGTTATCATCCAATTATTAACACGCTTATTTTTAGTTATGGGTTTACTGGTGCTTTAGCTATAATGTATGCTTATAATTTTGATACACAGTCTTGGTCAAAGTTTGATGATTTCACAGGGTTATATCGTAGTCAGTTTTTAGTATCAGATAATCAAGAATTACAAACACTAGATCTCAACACAGATAAAGTAGTAAATCTATTTAGTAGTACATCTAATGATACATCATCTACAATGAAATTGAAGACAAAGAGATTTGACTTTGGTTTACCTGATAAATTTAAACGCTTTACAAAATTGCACATTACCTATAAAGGGAGTGGTACAGGTACAGCTATGTCTTATAAGGTGTATATAGATGGCAGTGATACTGCAGCTATTACACAAGAAATGGTTGAGCATTCTACGTTGCAAACATATTCTAGTATTGTGAATGAGCTAGGAAAGAGCATTGAGATTGAAATCTATGGAGTCGAAAGCAATGTGCGCATCGATGGCATAGATATTGATTATGATATAGAAGGGAGTAATCCATAATGGAAGAAACCATTGAGACACTTACCGATGGTAAGCAAGATAAAATTTTTAACCTTAAACAAGGATTTTTTAGTCCTCAAGAAGGTAAAGACACAGATATTGGAATATGCACTAAAGAAGGTAAGTTTTACTTAGCAGTAAAGCTAAATGAAGAGTGGCATTTCTCAGAAATTAAAAAAGCAAAGGATTTATAATGGATGAACTACAAAAAGCACTAGATGGTATTGATAAGATGCCAATGATTTCTAAGTCAGCAAAGGATAAGCTAAAGCAAGATGCAAGAAGGAAATACGCTTTAAGAACTCAAGCAGGAGCGGTTCGAGATCCAGAAACAGGATTATTTAAAGCAAATGATGGTAAACTATATGAGACTTTAGAAGAAGCTCAAAGAGGTTCTGAAGAAGCTCGTAGAATGGCAGAGCTTCAAGAAACCGAAGATAAAACAGAAGAGCAACTTGGAGAACTAGAAAGTCTTATTAAAAGGTCAGGAGCAGCTCAAAGACAAATGGCAGAAAGGGTTGGTGCTAGACAACAAGGTCAGCTTATGAGTCAGTTAGAACGCTCAATCTTAGGTACAGGTGGCGAAGCTCAAACTTTAGGTGCTTTAGTCCCTCAAATTCAAGAACAAGGTGAAAGAGGCTTATTAGATAGGCTTACAGGTATTGAAGCGCAAACTGCACAACAATTACAGCAAGTTCCTGGGTTAGCAATAGGGCAAGCGAATAAAATGGCAGGATTAGGTCAAACGCAACAACAGATTCAAGATCAAATGAGAAGGGCAATGATGAGCCAAGAGACTTCTAGAGCGCAAATACAAGCAAACTTGGACAATCAGCCAGAGTGGTGGGAAGGTATTGTAGGTGCTGCAGGTGCTGCGATAGGAACAGCGGTTGGTGGGCCAGTGGGCGGAGCGATTGGTGGCGCATTAACAAGTGCTTTCACACGAAAACCTTCTGCTCAAAGAACTTCATTTGGCAGTGGTT